CTGTTTGTCCGATAGTTCCTGATTTTGATAATTGTTGTAGGCAGTGCCGAGCCCTGAAGTGAGCGAGCTAATGCCTGAGCCGATAGATGATCCGACCGATCCGCCGCCTAAGAACGTAGAGGCGACGGAACCGAGGGCACCAGTAATGCCGTTTACGATTCCGCCGAAGAAGGACATGTTTAGAAGTGGTCGATAAGACCAGGCACCGAGTAGAGGGGCATTGGCCGTGCCGCTTTGACACGGAAGAACGAGTCGAATATGAACTGCTGGCCGTTGGCGGCGTCGCCAACTGCCACGATCCGTTCGACCGGTGGTGTATCAGCTATGAATGTGTTGTTAAGAGTTGGTCGGGTTGTGAAGTGCTGTGACAAGTGCCACGCGTCAAGCGTGCCGTTAGCAGTAGAGCGAAAGAGGCCAGTGATAATCGACGGGTTGTAGCGGTATTCGGCCCAGCGTTCCTGGTAGCCCCATACGTCGCCGTCAGCATCGGTACCGTCAGCATAGATCTCGCGATTCAGGACGGTTTGTTCCCCGAGCATTGAGAACACAGGCCAGAAAAAATCGTATCGGGTGCGTCTTTGCCACATACGTCGCATACCCTGTTGATAGGAAAGGTCGGCGCGTATTGATACCAGTCCGAGGATAACTCCGTGTTCAGTGAAGCTCTGAGAGAAGCCGTGTCCCTGAGATAGGACTGTTCCCATTGCCGCAAGGTTGCCTTGAGGAGTTGTCGCCGTCGTGTCTGTTGATATGGTCGCAGAAGTCTGCGCAATAGGATTAATAGCGACGGGGGTAGAACCACCGCCAAGATACTCAGGACGCTGTAGACGTGCATCAGGGGACACCGTTCCAAAGTGTGAGCGGATAATTTCCGTATACCGCGTGCCGCCACGGGCATCGCGTTCCAAGAGTTTCTGTATCTGAAACGATTGCCGAAGTTGGTTTATAGTTGCGGCGGTCGCTTGCGACAGGTCAGTGAATAGGCCTCCGTCCGGTTGGGCGGCGGTCCCGCCAGTAGACCACCACATGCCGTTGGCAGTGGGGGTCGCCGAAGTGTTCATCTGTGTTGAGCCGGCGTTGTTATAGAAGGCGACGTTATCGCCGGCATCGTTGTGGGCAGTGAAACGTCCGAAGACGGGCGCGAAAGTGCCGAGGGGGAGGGCGACACTATTTCCTTTCTGGGGCCATGGCAGTGACCCTGTAAAGTAATCGTGACGTTTCCCACGACGCTTGAGCACGTAGTCAGCAGTATTGTCGGGGCCGTCGCCCACATTTTTAGGAATAGCGTTCTGTAGATTTTCATCGCGGAACCATTCATTCCAGATCAGGTTGTACGCGCGTTCCCAGAAGGCACAGTGATTGATTTGCTTGGTCGGATCCATCTGCCCGACCGTGGGCAAGCCCATGTAGTCCTGCAGGGAGTTAATCGGGTAACCGCCGACCGGCGAGACCGATTGCGGGATGATGAAGTCAGTCGAATCCCCCGGGTTGTCCTGTTCCCCCATAAAGCGCTTCCAGTTGGTCCAGAGCAAACGATTCGGGACGAAGAAGAAAAACGACTCCATGAACATGTTGTCCATCAATGGAAAGAGAGGCGTTGCCAAACGCGCAAACGCCGTCATTGATAGGGAGAAGGAGTCGCCCGGAAGAACCTCGTCCACATATACCGGAACAAGATACCCAGAGTCGAAAGTCGTTTTGTGCGCGTGCTCCATGCGGAACGATGAGCGCGGGATATCCGCACGCGGCACCATCGCAAATTGATGGGCATTCACCGATTGGTTCCGAAACATGATTATTCCTTGTCATCGCGTTTTGCAGCTTTGCCAGTTACGAGGGAGAGCGGCGCGATCGCAGTGATGTTGCCGTTGGAATCATCGAAGATACCGATGTGAAACAGTTCGTAGTCCGTAGGATGACTGTTAAAGGGAGAGCCGCTGCGGTTGCATTCGTCCGTGAACGACCGGATAGCTTCGCCGACGTGGCGAACAAAGATGGGCTGGCCGAAGGCGTCGATTGCGGAGTCACGGACAGCAGCGATTTTGAGGATTGCCATTACAGAGAGCCTTTTCGAATTTTGAATGTAGAGCGGCGGGAAGTCATAACTTCCTCGCGCACCTTGTCCCTTTCGGGGGTGTTGTTTTCAGCGTAAGAGGTACTTGTCAGTGTTTTGTATTCGCGTTGAGCTTTAGCCTCCTCCATGGAGAGTGGGTCCGCACGTTTGCGGAGTTTGTCATAGTACTTGGGCGGCTTTTGAGGCCGACCATTGACCACGACGTGATCGAAGTTTTCGAGTTGTGATGCGTACTTGTGATACCAGTCCGCGCCAATGCCCGGTTTAAGGGACATTTGGCAGAATTCAGGTTTGAGTTGATGGATAACTCCATCAGGTGAGATATATCGATAATGTGCATCAGCTAAGTCACCAGTTATTTTTTTGGTTATATATGAAGCAATGTATGAAGCAGATTGATAGGTTACGTCTCCGACGACACTAAGGCCAAAAGGCCATAGTTTTTCAAGCTGTGCAGATCGATAATTTATAGCGCCTGAAGGCGATTTAGACCAGTAAGTACGGTCAGGAAAGCGGTATCCGAAGATACACGCGTGATAGTGCGGACGGCGATTTTTGTCGCCGTATTCACCGCACATGAAGAAGCGGACTGGACCGACCTCCTTGCGGAGTCGTTTCATAAAGAGTTGGAAGTGTCGATAGTCCAGTGTTGGTGGTTCAGGTACGTTCGCATCATCGTACGTGAGCGTGATGAACGCATTGTTGATGCCGTGCAGTTGTGCCTCATGAGTACACCGAACGGCCCATTGTCGGGTTCGTTCGAGACGGCAGCCCATGCAGTGACCGCAGGGCATTTCAAGTCGCTTGAGGATCTTCCCGCGTTCTATGAACGAGATAGATCCATTCTCAAGCAGCCAGGCCGGTTGAGGGTTGTAGCAGGCCATGGCATTAGAGGCGAATTCCCCCGCGCATGACGCCGGGGATATTGACGCCTTTGGTCCGCGCGGCCTGTTTTCTGAACTTGCGGGCGGACTTGTTTTTGTTCACGGGGTGGCGTGAAAGAGGTCGCATGTTTGCTCCTTGGGTTGGTTGGTGAGCAGGTGTGTCACCGGGACATATTGTATCAAGTAGCAATGTCCCGTTGCAAGCCTCCCGCAAGGGAAAAAGATGCATCTTTTCCCCTTACGGGAGGGAGTTTGTCAGGGTTTACCCTTCCTTTGGTGCTGGCGCGTTTTTAGACTCTTTGGCGGGCTCTTTGGGCCCGTCTGAGGGGTCGGTGTGGATTCGAACCGAAATGGGCGTTGGGGGTTGTTTGAGGGGGTTTGCGAGGCCCATTTTTCGGCACTCATCCAAGTTGGCCGGATCTGAGGCGAAGGCCACGAATTTACCGGGGTCGTTGTTGAACCGTTCACGTACATCCGATGGCATCTGAGCAAAAGCTCGGTTCGATTCAAGAACCAGATTAACCGCGGTCTGGTAGTCGACGACTTCCGTGAAGTCACCTTCAAGTGGCGTGCGTACATCGTCGGGTAGCTGACCCGTAACACCGAAGTTCCGAACGATGGTGTTGATATCGCATTCCTCACGGAATGACTGATCGGTCCGGGATGGGTCAAGACACGACAGGCCTGAAGCCTTCGAAGCTTTATTACGGTCATAGTTAAAAGGCGTCCGTACAAAGATGTGTGACGTTGTTTTCATGCTGAGCTCCACAGAGTAGGCAGCGTTGTTTATAGACCGAGGAGGGCGGCAGCGCCGCCTGCGGAGGAGACGGCAGAGCCGAAGTCAGGGAGGTACGGGCTGATGTTCTTTTTCCAGTACGAGCCTTGCGCGTCGGCTTCGTTTTTGAGCCTGGGTGTTGCGAGTCCTGCGTTGACTGCGTTGGCTTTGTTGAGGGCGGCTTGAGCTGCGATGAGGCCGGGTTTGCCGAGCTCGGTAGCGAACTGGGCTTGTTTAATGAGATTGTCGAATTTGTAGTTGCTTTCCCAATAGGCGCTTTCATCGAGGTTCTTTAGCCGTTGTTGTTCCTTGAGGTCCCAATCCTTCTGCAGATTGGTTATTTCCTGTTTGATGCGGTCCGTTGCCGCCGAGATTTGCGAAGCGGAGGCGGAGCTAGTGAGAGTATCGGTATAGGTCTTGATAGTGTTGGCTTCGATCTGGCCGTTTTCCAGTTGGCCACGTTGAAGATCCTGCGACATGCGTGCAGCAGTGGCGCCAGAGTTGATCGCAGATGCGACAGCATCGTTGTATTGCGTACGCTGTCCGCTTGCGGCCGATGAGGAGGCCATTCCTCCCGAGGCTTGCGCCGCCGAGGGGGTACCGCCCGAGGCGGTGGCTCCGGTAGGGGTTCCTGCTCCACCTTGCGAGTAAGCGAGCATAGGGTTGAGGCCAGCGGCTTCCATGTCTCCGACGGCACGCTGGTACTGGGTGTTTGACATTTGGGTTTGGTAGTCACGGGTTTTCTGAGCCTCGTCAGAGTTGTACGTGTTTTGCCAGGCCTGCATATCCTGGGACCATTGCCGGGAGGTGGCGGCTTCCGCCGAATTGAATGACCGGGCTTGATTAGCCTGATCCGCGTTGAAGCCCTGTGCCTGAAGTGTTTGATCACGGTTCCACTGGTTCTGTTTGTCCGATAGTTCCTGATTTTGATAATTGTTGTAGGCAGTGCCGAGCCCTGAAGTGAGCGAGCTA